CTTTAACTATACCCCCTTCCAAATATCAGTTGCTGTTTTAAGTGTCAATCCTCTTGCTGCAGGAGTATCACCGGGGTTATAATTATCTTTCATAAACTTATTGAAGGCAGGTTTACCTTGATTTGCTTTGTAACTATCCTTCATTTTTTGAGACATTCCCATTAAATTCACTCCATTCTTTTTTTATATAATCATAGAAGATCAAACCTAATACAATAGTTATTGTAATGATGTCTTCCTTCCAGAGATCTGCTTTGGTCATTTCTTCTTCTTCTTATCAGAAGGTGTATTTGTATCTCTCCAAGGAATACCTAGTTTTTTATATTGTTCTTTCATATATAACTCATCAAATTTATTTTTAGGATGGTTCGGGTCATATACTTCGTTAGCACCACTCATGGTTTATACTCCTTACCCACACCTTTTTGAATTATCTTACCAGTTTTATCTCTTTTATGTCCTGGTGGTACTTCACCATTATCATTTACAGAATTACCTGGTGTTGTTGTTGAGGGATGAAAAATATCTTCATCCTTATAACCTACTCCTTTTGGCATAATTAAAATCCTAAGTTGTTTGATTGTTCTAGTTTACTTATGACATCTTGCCTGTAAGCAGGGTCAGAATCATATCTTGGATCATTCATAGCAGCGACCAATTCTGCTTGGCTTCTATAGCCTTGTGGGGCAGCTACAGGTGCTTTACCTGTTACCATTGTACCCTCTTTACCAGTGGCATCTTCATACTGTGATTTAAGTCCACTGACTGCTAACTTAATAGCTTCAGGACTACCAGTATTAATAATCTCATCGAACGCACCAATAGCATTCTTATCTAGATTATCACTAGCCCAGTTAACCATATTACTATAGGCTTCTTCACCACCAGCTGACTTTTTAATGTCAGCGACGGTGGCATCACTGATATCATTTGAATCTGTGGTTTCTGTAAAACCCATTGCTACGGCTCTCCCTTGTAAGTATGCATCTACTGTTTGTCTGGATAATCCAGCATCTTCTAATTGTTTATAGTCTGTTTCAGTTATACTACCTTCACTATCTGTAAAGTTTTTACTGATAGCCCATGGATCTATGTTATTATTTTTAAATAATTCTCCAAGTTTATCTCCATAAGCTTCATTAACTGTATCATAATTAACTTCACCACCTTCTAAGTAGAGGTTTTCTTCAGTAATTTCTGAAGCTTCAGGCGTTTCTTCTGATACTTCAGGGGTTTCTGGAACCTCAACTTCGTCAGTTGGTTCATCAGCTTTATTATTTTTCTCTCCAAGTTTTCGTTCAAGTTCTCCATACGCTTTTTCTAACTCTTCTGCATTCTTATACTTACCAGCAAGAAGTTGCTCCTGCTCGTTCTGCATTTCCTCACCTAGCTTCAGAGAATCCTGCTCATCAGGAGTAAGATTCTCTATAGCATCAGTGGCTGTTTCTGTAGAAGGGTCTGTATTAACTGTTAAAATTTCTGCCATTATTCTTCAGGTGGTTGTTGTGCTCCAAGGTTTAAAGTATCAGCTATTCTATTAGCTTGTTCTTGTGCATCAGGATTCTTAGATGGATCCATCATAGGAGTACCAGCTAATTGTCCAGCTTGATCTACAAGTGAAGCTTGCATCTGTTGCTGTTGTGCAGCTGCTATCTCTTGTTGTAACTGTTCGTCTGTCTTGATTAAGTTCAGAGTATCAATACCTTGTGCTGCAGCTAATCGTTTAATAGCTTCAGATGGATTGATGTATTTCATTAATGCGTCTGCACCTAATGCTTGAGCAACAGTTGTAACAAACATAGTTAATGCTTCTCTATCCTGTCCTCTACCTAAAGCATTAACACCAGCTACTATTTTAGGACGTACTATATCTTTAGGTAACTTAGGTAGTGTGTTGTTCCTATTCAAGACCAACAAAGTTCTATTTAGGTATGGTACTAAGAACTCAACTGTAAGTAAGGAGAATAATCCACCTAACTGTTCGTTTAATTCCTGTTGTGTCATCCGCACTTCTTCTGCGGTTGTCCTTTCACTCTGTCTAATGTTTAAGACAAGGAAAGCATCTAGTATTCTAGACTCTAATTGTTGTGCGACTTGTGCTGCCGTAGCAAAATCAGCCGTCTTACCTACTTGCACTACTCCCACATCCTCTGGTCTACCTTGTATGATAGCACCATTTCCAGCCTTGGATAAGGTTTGTGGTTTAGTAGTTGCTGAAGGGGATACTAAGAAGATTACCTTTGAGGCTACTGCAGAGCCTTCAACTAAAGCTTGAGCTAGACCATTAAGACTCCGTAGATCACCTACAAATTCTTCAACTCTACCTCTACCATAGTCTTCTCCATCTACTGTATTGAATCGTAGAGGAAGCCAAGGACTAGCATTCTTTGGTGCTGTGCTACGACTACCAGGTATGATTTGATCATCAACTTCCTGATGCCAGATCCAGCGTCCACTACTAGTATCTTGCTTAACGCATGTGTATACTTCTGCGTCGTCCTCATTTAAGCCTTGGTTTTGATTAGGATCATTAGGATATGGGTTCGGCTTAGGATCAAGACCCAATACCTTCCTACTAATCAATTCTTTAGTTACAATTTCTAATATATTACCGTTACCATCTCTGTTTACAACATATCTTTGAAGTGGAAAATGTTTTAGACCATCCTTACCCATGAAGATAAGAGCATTACCTGATACAATCAGATGTTTTAATGCTTGATGTACAACTACCCTATCTGCTGATGCAGCTATGTAATCCATCACCATCCTCTCTATCTTAGAGAAAGCTAAGTCCAATTCAGTACGGACTTCTGGTTCTATATCTTCTCCTAACTTATCATCTCTGACTTGTAGTTTGAAGAAGCTAGTCTGTGGTGGTAGTAAGGCTAACATTAACTTAGCTGCTAATGTAACTACTGCCTTCGCTCCTACTGATTGCCAAGGTTGAGTAAGATGTTTCTTGCCTTGCTTGGTGCTATTATCATGTTGTACTAAGTATGGTAAGGTAAGTTCTGAGCATTCGACAGCCATGTCTAGGAATTGTGATCTCCCAGCAGTCAGCTGTGAATATCTTTCACTTGCCTTATACATTTAATCCTCCTTGTCCTGCTGATCTAGTATCTGTACCAGTATTAAGCGCTATTCTCAATGCATCTGTGTTCACTTTCTTGCCTTGTGCAGCTCCACCTTCTTTAGCTCCACTCCCATACTCTACACCAGTAACTTTGTCTTCATCAATTAGTTTTTTCTTAGGTGCTAAGCGAGATGCTCTCGTTAAATCAGGGTTCCTAGCTACTATAGGTGGTGGTGCATTTTGTGGTGCAGGACTACCTCCACCACCTCTTCCAAAACACATATCAATTTTCCTCTAGTATTTGTTTTACATATGCAACCACGCTAGCTTGACCAGCCTTGTACATAATTGCAGGGAGTTCCTCTTTAGGATGGATGGGACTTGAAGGGAACTTATTCTCCAAGTCCTCGATAAGTTTACTCAGTTTATCGCTATATATCTTAAGCGTACTGGGGTAAATTTGTGTTGTCATGTTCAAAAAATGCTGGCATTCTTGCTGCCTTGGTGTCAGAAAATTCTGGTGCCTTGCCCTCATACATTAAGCGATCACTGGCATCGGTCCAAAATTTTTTGTCCAAATATTTATCGGTAGTATTTATACCTAGTGGTTGAAGAATCCAGTTAATGGTGGCCTTCCTAAGTTTATCCAAAGAAGGAGAGCTAGATAAACCCAGCTCAGCACATACAAGGCTATTCGTTCCGACATGGATCTGCTCGTCTCTGGAGATATCGGCAGATACAGTGCGCATAGCAGCGCACCCATTAAACCTAAAGAAAGGGAGTAGAACGAAGAAGATGGCCCGTTCTGCGACCAGAGCTTTGGTAATTGTATGATCAGGATGTGCAATCCATGCATCTCTTAACTTCTTCGCCTCCAATTCTTCTTGTGCATCTTCTTTAATACCGTAAGCATCTACGATATATCCCAAGGCAAGATCATGTTTAATCTCGTCTTGTACGTTTGATTCAAGGAGCTGCCTAGCAAGTGATGGTACTTCTTTTTCAAGTCCTTCACGAATAAATTCTCCAACTGGCAACTCCATATGACGTATTGCGAGAGAACGTTTGATGGTTTCATATGCACCGTTCTTTACCTCTCCTCTTTTTGGTTTAAC